AACTTCATCAATATAATATCTAACTGGTGTGCCATAGGTTGCGGCGACATATAAGATATTATACTCTGAAGCCAAATCATCATATTTGATAATAGCGGTAGAGCTCGCTCCATCAATAATACCGTCTTCATAATACTCTGGTTTATAAGCATTTAGACTCAAAATATCTCGTAATCTTGTTCCACCAATTACATCAGATTCACTTACAGTAATAAGAGTTGTAGCAATCGTGGAATAAGCAGAAGATAACTCTTGTTTATATCTTACGATAATGTTTTTGGTGCGAACCGCTTGAATCTCTTCATAAACAATCATAATAGGAGCTGCTTGAGTTAAAGCATCAAGGCTAACTTCACCGTTGTAAGAGAAGTCTTCATCAAACTGATATCCTTCTGGTCTGTGTGCCGCGATAGGAATAATATCGCTCAATAGAGGATTGTTCATAAACATTAAAGCATTAATATTAACTGTTTCTACTATTGGTTCAGTATTTAAATCTACAGTGTAATAATGAACAGTAATTGGATACTCAATAGGAGTATAATAAACTTGTAAAACGCCTTGGTTTAATACATCATCATAAGTTTGAAGACTAGACTCATTATAAAGTTTTCCATCTTCATAAGGAGCTGTGTGATACTTATTAAAATCAATGTTTAAATCAGTAAGAACATTAAAAGCTTCATTAAAACGCTCTTGATATTTAACCTGGATAGTAGCAGTGGTTAAGCGATACCAATCCGGATAAATACCCGCGTAATATTCTACAAATAAAGTATTAGTGGCTCTGGTGTAAATAACGCTATAAGCTACTTCCAAAGTGTCGTATGTGATTAATTCATCAGCATTATGGTCTTCAATATAACCAGAATTATAATAAGCCGGTGCTGGACGATAACCTTCTACACTAATAATGTCTCCAAGTTTAGAGCCATCATATAAAGAAGCCTCAGTAACATTGACATACATTGAATTAATAGTTTCAAAAGAACCATCATCTTTTTCCACTTTGTAAGCTACTAAAACGTTTTTACTGCGGTCCACTTCAATCTTTTCATAGAAAACTGAAATAGGAGAGGCCGCAAGCAGATTTTCAAGAGTTACTTGTTTATCAAAATTAACTCTTGCTTTATATCCGACAGGGCGATAAGATTGAACATCTACTAATTGTCCAACTGTTTGATATTTTGCTAATTGTGGTTGTGTAAATGAAACTGTGCGAATTAACATCTCATTAAATATACCGGCACCATTGTCTAAATAATAATTAACCGTAATATTATATGACATTGGAGTATAATTAATATTTAAAACCTAAATAGATTGTAAATTCTCATATGTTAATTCTAAATCTCCTAAATTAGTTACAACTCCAGGATTGTAATAATCAGGACGTAATCTATCAACATCAACGCCCAAATCATTAAATGTAATATTGTCTTTATCGAACATTGAAGCTCGGATAGGCACTGTTACAATTTCAATTAATGAAGTGGTGTCTTTATAATAGGCTACAGTTAGTTTAAAGGCGTTAGTCATATTTGCGTTTGTAGTATAAATTTCACGCTGTCCTTTGGCATAACCACTAGACAAAGTATATGATACTACAAAATTACCATTTTTTAACCGAGTTGGCTCTCCTGTGTCAACAATATTAACATCAAAAAAGAAATTTAAATCATCGAATTTAATGGTCGCTTTTTTAAGCATAGCGGTTAAGCGGCTTATACGTTTAAAAGCCTCTTCCTCGTCCTAGCAAAGCACTAAAAATTCTAATTTAATCTTTTTAAAGCGGTCTTGCTGACGAATAAAAGTAGGCTGAATGTCTCCATCCAACCACTCTTGGGCCGTGTCTATATCATTACTATATAATACGCGGTCGAAAAGCTAAATGCCAAGAGTATCTAATTCAATACCGTTTATTAACATTTTTAGCCTCCTTGTCTTTGAATTTCAAGTTCGATTTTATTTAATAGAATCGAAGTTGTGTCTTCTTTTGGAGTAGATGTTTGAGTCATTTTAGCCTATTTGTTTGCGGCTTCTTGTGCGGCCGCACTTAGTTGATTAGATAAAGTATCTAACAATTCTTCATAGTTCATTCGGTCAAACCTCCAATTTTTAAATTTTCAAAAGTTTGGTTACGTTCTTCAAGATTGCCTATTGTATACCCCAAATCTTTTGTTAGACGAATTAACTAGTCATTATCACTACTTACTATAGCTATTTTTACTAAATTTGCTTCGGTTTCTTTTTTCCGAAGATAATTATTGTAAGCCCTCTTAATTTCTTGAGGAGTCATAGTCATACATTCTGTTGGTGACACGCCTATTTCTCCAACAGCCATAGAATATAACTCTTCAAGCTCTAATAAAGAGGGTGCCTCAGATGGCACCGAAAACATTGTTAAATCATTGTTTTCAATAATTTCTTGAATGTCTTCGAATGTCACCCAAGGCTATAAGCTAATTAAAGCACAATATAGATGAAATGCTAAATTATTCTCTACATTATTTGATTTTTCGTGTAATAGGATTAACCCTTTTAGACCAAATTTGGTCTAAAAAATTTGTTTTTTAGTTTTAAAAATCATTGTAACGTTCTTTCTCTAGGGGGCCGGTGCCCAATAGCTTAAGATTATATTTAAATTCTTTATTAAATATAGCAGAGGTAGGGAAGTCTACCAATAGAGCAGAACCATTATAAGTATTTGAACCAATAGTAAAGGAAACTTTCACAGTTTTATTTTCCATAAAACAATCTTCTAAGGTTTGTAATGCGTCATCGTCAATAACATATAAGCCTTGGCAAGTAATATTCCAAGTTTTTATACCTGATAGACTTTCGCCCCAGTCTCCATTAATTCTGTTGGTAATATCTATAATTTGAGCTTTTCGTTCTAATACAGCTCCTTGTTGACCACCCAGAGGTTTTCCGTCAATGGAAATGATAACATCAATACTTTTTACTAAATTATTGAACTATGTCATCTTCGTTTACCTCCTTTTGGCTTTGTCCTAGAAGAAAATCGAATACAACTACGCCGTGTTTTTTTACTGGTCCAGTCGACCTATCATCTAAAATTTTAAAGGTCTTTTGATACGCATAAAGTAATTCTGGCATATCCGCAACTAAACTTTGTAAATTATTATTTATATCCTCTACAATATCTATGATTTCTAATTCACCATTATAAGTAGAAAATATATCTAGTGTTAAACTCACAGCATCGACCTTTAAATCGAAACTATTGAGTTTCGTCGCATTACCTAAACGAAGCATTAACCAAGGAAATTTCTCATTGTATGTTCCATTATCGGTAATGTTATATTCTAAATCTTTTATTAAAGAATAAAAGCGTTCTTTAATTTTTTTAATCATTTTTACTCTCCTTTCGGAGCAGGAACTAAAGTATAGGCTTCAATTGTGTCTCGTTTAGTTAGAAATAAAAACTTCACATAAAGATGGTCCTAAACTTGAATTTCTTGCCCGTTTTCATCGGTTTGAGTAATATAATGAGGAATTGCCCAATCATATACATAACCGGCAGGTGCCTCATATTTAGTCATTCTATTTGAAAAGGCCATTTCGGTTCCTCCTTAAGTTATAATAATATCTGGGACATAGGGCACACCGTGGCCCCCGCCGCCCCTAAGACCACCACTTCCACTTCGGAAATCGTGTCCTGTAATAGCTTGAATAAAAGTCACAATAAGAGCAACAACGATTGCCGCCAATATCATTCCAACGAAACCGGCCAAGCCACCGCCTCGTCCGAAGCCTAAACCAGGGCCTTGCCCTCGTCCGCCTCGCTCCATTGCCATACGCTATTCTTCTTCCTCGGCTTCAAGAAGCATTTCTTCCTCGGCTTGAGCTTCATCCACAGCCTAATCCCATAAAGGTGCGGCCGCCGCTAATGCCGCCGCAATGGCTGGCTCAAAGTAGGGCTAAGAAGGACAGCACCAAGTGCCATACTCTACATATTGAGCATATTCGCAAATGGTTTCAGCACGACAGCTGGTCTCATCACAGTCAGCTTCCAAGGTAGAACGGAGATAGCCTGTGTCTACTGGCACAAGCTATCTCGATACCTCTAAAAAAGTTTCTACAAAAGCTTGACAGCCTAAGCTATAATCAGGATAAATATTATATTCTTCTGTGGAATCAATATAGCCAAAATCATCGACGACATCAAATTCACACAAAAGTCCCATTATTTATGATACTCCTTCAGTTCGTGTATTTCATTTTCAATATTTTCTATGTGTTCTTCTACAACACTTTCTTTGCGTTCAAGCTCATAAGTTCTTTCAATTAGATTATTGTGTTTATTTACTTTTTGCTCTAATTGTTCTAATCGATAATTAATTAATTTGCTTGAGGCGATTACGCCAATGGCAGAACCAATAATAGTTCCAAGAAATCCAATTAGGGCAATTATAATACCTTCTGTCATTTTTGCTTTACCTCCTTATCCAGCTATATAGATGAAGACGCCATTTGGGCCTACCTAATAATTACTTTTACCAGTAACGGTAATCGTTTTTGCTTCAGTATCGACCACATATGTTACTGATGGACTTAGGTCTCCAAATACGCTTCCGTCAGAATATCCAGTTAAGTTTTTTAATCCACTACTAATCGAATTACTGCCGTATTTTCTGGTCTATGCCGCTCCTTTAGAAGAATCTAATAGAGGAGAAAAAGTATAATAATCAGATTTTCCAGCGGTTGTTGACGTAGAATTATAACTTCCTGCTAAAAATAACATCCAATTCGCTTTCTATACATCAGATATATAAGAAGATACGTCAAATGTATAGGTATAAGCTCCATTGGCCGTGCCTGTAATAGCAGCCCAATTTAATTCACCACCAGAAGGTAGATTAGTAATAGCTGTTGCCATATCCAAAGGGCCAAGTAAATCTGTAGTTCCATTTTTTTCTCGAATTGCGTTGCCAATAGATGACAATGTGCTTTCTTCTATAAATACTTTACTCATTAGTATTGACCCTCCTCTGCGTTAGGATAGGTAGATAAAGCCGCAGTAATTAACGCGTTCACCTAATCTGCGGTTTGATACCCTTTATTATCAATTTCATTTTTTGTATAATAATTTGATAAATTAACACGAGTAGAACCAACTTGTTCAAAGCTACCATTTATATACAGATATTCATCATAATAATCCATAAAATTACTACTATTATTTACTGGAAGCAAATAAATAGTATTGGAATTAGCTGCTTCTCCTGGTAGATTCTAAACAATTTCAACATTAAAACCAGGAGGTAGAGAGGCTAACACCTCTAAAACAATTTCCGTCTTGTCGGCGTCTGTCCAGTAATCCGTTCCTCGAACAGGAGTATAACCGTTAGGGCCGGCCGGACCCTACACCCCTTCTTCCCCTCGAGGGCCAATCGGTCCCTATGGACCTACTTCTCCCTGAATGCCTTGTGGACCTTGGGGACCCGTATCACCCTTGGGCCCTTCAGGTCCAATGGGACCTTGAGGGCCTATATCTCCTTTAATACCTTGCTCGCCTTGAGGACCTTGAGGTCCAGTTAAACCAGTTTCTCCCTTAGGGCCAGCCGGACCTTGAGGACCTTGCTCACCAATCGGGCCTTGGGGCCCTTCAGGACCCACTAAAGCCGCGATATCAACCCAAGGGGAA